AAATCATTACCAGAATCATGTACGTATACATAACCTGTAGAATCTCCATGATAGTATTCTTCAATACCATTTTCATTAAAACCAGAGCCAGTAGCTGTTGCTGATATACCTCTAGTTTCTGACCATTGAAAACCGTTTGGTCTTAATGTTCCTATAATACCTCTTTGCAAACTTGTTGGAGTTGTTGTGTCGGTATAAAATAATCTGTATTGTGACTTATCTCTTAAGACTAAACTTGTGATAGTAAAAGTATTTATATTTTCAGCTAGTGTAGTTAATAAAGGTTGTATCGCTTTTGATACAGTTCCTAATTCAACGTCACCAATTCTTGCTGTACCTGCTACTGTTCTAAATCCATCAGGTGCTAAAAATATTAAGTCACCACCTATTTCTTGTATACTTTGTCCACTAAGACAACCAATGTTTTTAGTAACTGGTACAATAACCGGTGTGCCATTTATATCTTGTAATTTAAATATACTATTCTCACAAAATATAAACAGTTCATTACGGAAACTTTTAATACCTACTACTTGGTCTTCTAGTGTTATTGAACCTGACCCTGTGCTTGTAAAGTCTGTTGGGTCTAATGTACCACTATAAAATATAGTATTTAAATTATCTTCAACTCCTGCAACAACTAAATGCTTGTCGTGAATAGCTGCATGAGTTGCAAACTTTGTCCCTGTTACAGTTATCTCTCCTGCAAAGAAAGTTCTACCTGTAAACGAACCTGTTCCTTCCATTCTAAAGAAGTAAGGTTTGTTAGCTCCATCACATATTACTAATAAACCATAATCAAATGTAGCACCTTCAAAGATTGCAAAATTTATTTGACCTTGTCCAGTTCTTGTTAAAGTACTACGACCTGTAAAAGCAGTATGATTATCACCACTTCCAGAAACTGAACTTCTACTTATGTTGGTCCAACTTGTGCCATCTTGACTAAAAAATATTCCTGTACCTGCACAAGCTACAACTCCATCACCATAAGGTATTACTCCTAATACATTTGTAACACTACCTGTTGGTAAAGCTGCACTACCTCCACCAAACTTTGAAAAACCATTGATACGTCTATATCCACCTTCAATAGAGACTTCAAAGTTTTTTAATTCAGTAGCTACTCCCGGAGTTTTAAGTAAGTCTATCTGATTAGATGCTTTTACTAATCCTCCATCACACGCTACTGTGTAAGGTTGTGATGTTGCCATATTTTAAAAATATCTTCTATCGTCTGTCATAGCACGAGGAGTCGGATTAATCAAATTAGATTTCATCATTCTTAGTGCTTTTTTATAATCATCCATAGCAAAAGCTGCTTGTTGTGGAGATTCTTTAAACTGCCAAACATAATATCTTGTTCTAGCAGTTATGACATTCGTATATTGTTCGGGAAACACAACTGTATCTCCGTGAGCTGAAAGTTTTGTAGGTTTTTCAAATGCATAAAAATGTACATTGTACACTTTATCAGGGATTGGACTTAAGCCAAACTTTCTGCCGTCTGGTGATTTAATTACAAACTTAGGCTCACCATAAGCCTGTGTATTTGCATCATCTTCATTTTCACTATCTCTATAATATCTTCTCCAATCAGCTAAGTTTAAAAACTTTAATCCTCTTGAAACAAAAGGAGCTGATTCTCCAGAAACATTAATAGTAGTTAAATAAAAATCATCCCAATCTATTGATGCAAAATCATCTTTAACACTTGAGCTACTAGCTTTAAGTTCGTACCATCTAGTACCAGCTACTGTAGCTACGGTTACGTTTCCATAAAAAGGGTCAGTTTCCCCACTTTGACCTACTGTAAAAAAGGGTAACTGTGGTTCTTCGTTTGCTATATCAAATATAGATTTGTTGACAGCATCCTTGACAAACTGCTGAAGTCCTACAGCACTTGAAAAGTTTGCAGAAGTTAAAGGAATCTCATTGAGTTCTCTTAATACTTCATTAGTTAAATCTAGGTATGTTGTTGCCATTATTTTTTATGAACCTTTTGAATTGCAAAGTTTGCAGTTTTACTTGCACCTTTGTGGGGTTTGTAACCTCCACTTGGGTCTTTCATTAATTTAAAAGACTTACCAGACTTCATCCAGTGATAGCCTTTTGGTGCTGAAACCTTCATTTATGATTTAGGTGCTTTTGGCATAGCTGATGCAACTCCACCATTAAACATACCATATCTAGGCATTGTATTTTTACCACCACCTTTTTTTGGTGTTCTACCATACATCATAGATGTTCTTTTCTTTTTTTCCATTTTCTTTTTGCCATGTTCCATTATTTTTTTCCCTTTTCTTCTTCGTATTTAAAATTCATTGTGTTGTAACCCACCATTTCTTTACACATCTTTTCTTTTTCTTCAATAGAATTATAATATGCAAGGTTGCCACTAGGCTTGGGATTACCTGTTTGTTGTTGTTCGTTATGTTTCATAGTTGTCCTAAAAAAGTGGAGGAGTCCGAAGACTCCCCCGTATTGAAATTAATCAATAGAATAAAAAGCTGAAACTAATGCTTCAGGTCTTAATACTTTAGCACCATATACGTGCAATCCTCTAACGATATCACCGAAAGAACTAGGGTCTCTTAGGACCTCAGTTGAGATGATAGTTTGAGCAGTTGCAGTAGATGAAATGTGCCCAGCCAATACTTTACCACTACAAGTAGATGTAGCAGCAACGTTATTAGACTTATACATATCAAAACCACGAAGTTTTCCACTAGAAACCAACCCGTTTCTTATTGACCCTTGACCTGCGTTAAAGTCTACAGACAATAACTTAGAACCAGACTGTGCAAGTTCGTTGTAGAATGAAGGAGGGGCTACAAACCATCTACCTTCTTCTGGTACGCTTTGCTCATCAAGTAATTTAGCCATAAATGACATTACATCTAGTGGGTCTGTTCCAGTACCATCAGAACCTGTTAGGTCGATACCATTAGAACCACCTTGATGTTGTGCCATTGTTTGTGTAGCTGCCGAAGCATCTGCACCCAAGACATGGTCAGGGCTTGAAGTTGAAACTCCACTAAACATTGAAGCGATAACAGCAGCATCATATGAATCTCTCAACGCATAAGCAGCAGATGAGGTTGCAACTTCTTTGAAGTTTACATGAGACATATTTGTTTCAATATCATCAACGATGAATTTGAAAGCTTTTGCACTATCGACAACAAGTGAAATTTCTTGGTCGGTTAACTTTGTGGAAGTAGTATCAGAACCTCTTGTATAATCAGAAACTGATATTACAGGTTCTTTAATAATTCTAACTGAGTCTCCAAAAGCAGATATCTCACCGGCATAGTCGGTGTTAGTAATAGCTTCCACTACAGATGCCTTCCTAAAAAAGTTTAAAACCTTCTTGGAATATATCTTAGGTAGGAAGAAACTATTGGTTTGTCCACTTACAGAGTTACCAAAGTTAGCATTAGTATCAGGACTTGGTTCAAAAAACTGAGCCATGATTGTACTCCTTTATAAGTTAATAGTTACTTTACGATTCTGCCTTGTTGCATAGCTTCGCTTATTTCGGCTTCATACCTATCAAACTCGTCCATGCTCATAGCAGCAATCTCCGATTCAGACCAAATTTTATCCTGCTTTGGCTCAACAGTTGTTGTTTTAGTTGATACCATATCAGCAGCAGATTTTTTAGTCTTCTTAGAATTTGACTTTTCCGTTTTAGAAATATCCATACCCATATCTTTTTTAAATAAATCTAAAGCTCTTGAAGCTAGATCAGCATCATCGGCATTTTTGTATATCCAATCTTGGATAGACTTAGGCTGTTCTTTTGCCCAACCATGAAAATCATCACTATTGCGAATATCTTCAAAGTCAGGATGCCTTTCATTTAACCTTTTTTCTGCTTCTCTACGTGTAACTTCTTGCTCACGTTCTTGTAACTTTTGCAATTTTACTTCTAAATCTTTTGACTTAGACTCACTTTGCATATGAGCAACAGTTTCCACCACTTCATAAACATCAGGGTACTCTTTTGCAAATTGTTCAAGTTCTTCTTCAGTTTTAGGAGCTTTATACTCAGTTCGGTTTTTAGTAACCTCTTCAAGTAACTCCTGTTCCCTAGATTTAAACTCATTCAATTTAGAGTCATAATGTCTTTTTAAATCATCATAACGTTTTTTGTAGTCTGGTTTCTTATAAGGTGTATCCTTAACTGTCTCCAAGTTTTCTACTTGTACATTATCTTCTTGTTCTGCTTCGTTAACATCGCTAGATTTAAACAATTTGTTTTTCTCTGCTGGGTCTTCAAAGTATAACTCATTTGATGATACAAAAGGTTTATCATCCCCCGTGTGCCAAGATTTTTTCATATTATAAGGATTGGCTTGTTCCTCGTTTTGGACTTGTTCAGTCATATTCTCCTCCTACTCAGGGCTTCGTTTAACAAGGTAGCTATATGTGCACTATAGGGCTTGTCTTGTAAAGGTAGCCTTTCAAAAGTTAATTTTAACAGAGTGCCTAATATTAGGGTAGCTCTATCGCTTTTTTAGCTAACTGGCGATGGTTTGCCAGACATACCACGATTAATAATGTTTTGTTTAACTAAATCATCTTCATCGTCTAGCATTCTGCTAGGAGAATCAACAGTTTCTTTTACAATTCTAAATTCCTGTTTTGTAACAGGGTCTTCTGCAGACTCTAAAGTTACTGTTTCTTCTTCTATCATTGGCATTGGTCCACCACCAGATTGCATTCCTTGTCTTTCATCTGCTCTCATTTCTGCTTCTTTCATCATTGCCATTAAATTATCAGCTCCGATTTCTTCCACAGATTTTGCAGTAAAGACAAATTCTCCATCAGATAACCTTGCAGGTATACTGTCAGAGACTCCTGAACCCGGACCTTCTACAGGACCAGACCCAGCAAATTCTGAAGCAACTTCTATTACTTTATCAAATAGCATAGATAGTTGCTCATCTTGTTCAAGTTTTGACATAAGCATATCTTCTTCTTCTTCTGATAATGCTTCGTCAAGTATAAAATCTATATAGTTGTCTTCCATTTCTTCATCTGGAAGCATTTCTTGTTCAGGTTCGTTTGGTGATTGCATTAATTCAGACATTTGCTGATTCATTTCTTCTGGCATTTCATTCATCATACCACCTTCTTGTTTTTCTTCTCTTAACAATTCAAAATCTTCGCCAGATATTTTACCATCTTTATTAGCATCAAGTTTTTTTTGTCCACCAACTAATTCACCTGAACCATAACTTACTCTTTCGTCTTCTAAAATTCCACCCATGTTTTTACCTTTTCTATTATCTAATTCTTTTTTTGCAAGTTCAATAAATCTTTTACTATCAACACTAGAAACATAAGGTATATTATTTCCAGTACCACCTAAAATACTTGCAGTTCTTTCGGCTATATTACCTAATTTTCTAATTGCACCATCTTTTTCTATACGTTCTCTTGCAATTTGATTATTAATCTTTTTTATTTCAGCTTTAGTAAGTTTATTACGAAGTTCAAAAAATTCACTATCGATGTCTTTACTCATTGTTCTTCCTTTCTATTTATAGCTTCTTTAACCTGTTCCTTGAGGGATTCCAATCGTGCCAGAGAAGTTATCTTCCCCTGCAACCGGAACATTTCCGATTCCGATGTTGCCACCACCAGTCCCTGTTGGTCCAAGTTCTTGAGGTTCGACAGGTGTTCCAGCAAGGCTTCCCATAGCTCCCTGTTGTTCACCAACGGGGTCAGTCTCCGTGCCAATGTTTTGTCCAGCATTTTGCATTCCTATTATTTGTGCCATGATAGCTGCTTCTTCAGGATCATTGAGTATTTCATCAGGGTCTAAATCTAAGCTGTAGGCAAGTTCACTTACGAGTTTAGAAATCTTAACAAATGGTGCAATAGCTGGACTTTGTGCAGTTTGTAAGAACATAGTAAGTCTTTGCGACCTAACTTCTTTCTGCATCAAGCTATTTGTACCAGTAGCTCTAACTTCTAAATCACCTTCAACATCAAGAGAACCTTCAAAGAATTGCATATTCCATTGAAAAAAAGCTTCTCCTAATGGCTTCAATAAAAAGTCGTCAAGATTTTTGACAACAGTTTTTATGTTCAAACTTGCTGCACCTAATAACATAGACATACCCGAAGCTGTCCTTGTCATACTTTGTACACCTGTTTGACCATGTGAATAAGATGGTATGCCAGTTTGTTCGTCTGCAAGTTGTCTAAACTTGTCAAACATCATCATATTCTCTGGAGCAGTATTAGGAAATTTTAATCCATGTATAGATTGTCCCGGTATACCAGCTTGTCTTCTGAATATTTTACCCGGATATATTTCCATTGACTGTCCACCTACTAAAGCTGATTCATCAACATCAAATACTAACGAACCAGCCATAGCTAAATTATCAATAGCCATTCTTGCATGACCATTCATAATTTGCTGTGAATCATCCATATTTTCTGCAATGCCTATACCAAAAAAATTGTATGGATTTCTTTCGTAAGGGAATGCATGATATGGAAGTCTATATGGAGTAAATGGATTTATGACTGCTCTAAGTAGTCTATTACCACATACCCATGCATTTATTTGAACTTCATCTAAATCATCAATATCATCAGAAAGTTCAATCCCAACTTCTCTTGCATATTCAGCATCCATGATACCCCAATATTCAAGAACTTCAAAATTATTTTGATAAGTATCTTCTACTCGTGCATCATCTTTGAGTTGAGATTCATAATCTCTTTCAACATAGTTAGGACCATCCATTAATGCATTACGTATAGCATCTTCATCAAAGTATGGCATATTGCGAAGTTGTCTAAGTTGACTTTTATTCATCTTATGTCTATGGACAATATACTCACATTCATCAATGTTAGTAGCTGCTGGATCAGGAAAAAAGTCCCAACAACTAACAAATTCTATACGAGGTACTCGCACTTCTAATGGACTATAACTTCTTTCCCCGTTATCATCCATCATCCATTTATTGAGTTTCTTATTAAAATTAAATGGTCCTTTTACAATCCCTGTGCCTAGCAGAGCAGATTCTAAAAGAGCATTTCTTATTTCAGATGAACCATTAGATTCTTCTATCTGATCATGGATAAGCTTTTCCATTCTTCGTGCAGCTTCTTGAGCTGGAGATAATTCTAAAGCTTGAGGAATAGGATTAAAACCTTCAACTAATTGATCTTCTACTCGGTCTTCAATAGTTTCACTAAATACACCTTTAGCAAAAGTTGCACCCGGTTTTAAAGTTTTACCATCACCTTCATAACCAACATCATATGGATTATCTATTCTATTACCAATATCATCTGGAATAGATGTTTCAATTCCCGGTTGAGGATTATTAATATCTAAATGTGCAGACTCTAACTCACCTTCTGGTATTTTAGTTTCTTGTATGCCAATAGGAAACTTACCTGTACCAAAAATAACATCAACAAGTTGTCCAAATGCTGCAAGAACTTTTGTCTTAGTAATTTTTACAAAGACACGAGACTTTTCCGAATCTCTAAATTTTACAGATTTATTATATAGTCCTCGATAGTTTTCATAAGCTCTAAGCCAACGTCTTTCATCAAGATTACGTTTTTCTTCTGCATTATAATATCTTGATTTAACAATACCAACTAAATTATTTTGTTGATCTTCTTCAAGACTTAAACTTTTACCAGCTTCTCCCTCTACTTCTACGTAAATATCATTAGCTGTTAAAAATGAATTTTCGTTTTCTGCCATATTATCTAATATCCAAATGTTGAATCAGAAGGAAGATGTATTTCACGTTTCAATCCTCTCATTCTTTCTAATGGGCTGTCCATTCGTGGACGACTCATTATCATATATCTCAATGCATCATATGCATGGTCAGAAGCATGAGTATCTACATCTTCTGGATTAGTTTTAGATAATGGTATACTTTGTAATTCTCGTATTAGATTAGGGCAAGTATTAAATATTTGCAGCTTTGGTCTACCATTTTCTTTAACTTTTAAGAACTCGTGTATTTGAATTTTACCTTGAACTCTGTTCTTATCAGCACGTCTAAGTTTATGACCTGCTCTAAGTAAAGACTCTCCAACAGTAGGACCAGTCGTTCCTGTCTTTGCCCAAGCTGCTGTATCTAATACACCTGAGACCGAAAAAGGGTCTTCAAGTTCCATATCTCTTATTATAGCAGCTAATTCTTCACCTGTCAAGCCTTTTTTATATAATTCTCTATAAATTATTAAAGTACCATCATTCATATCAATAGTACCCCATAAACAACAAGACTCTGAAGCATAGCCATAATCAATCCCTTTTACCCTTTCCCATGGCAAAGGAATTTGAAAAGGAGTTATAACATGAATATTTGGATCAAACTCTACAAAAGCTGCTCCTTCTGATACGTCCCAGTTACCTTCTAACAACTGTCTACGTTGAATAGGTGGCAAAGACATTAGCATTTGTTCGTATACTCCATCTTTTGCTAAGTATGGATTGTCTGCTAATTTAGCTGGAATAAACTTTCTAGTTAAACCATCTGTGCCTTCAAAAGATTTATTATGCTCACTAGGGTCAACATACCTTCGTTTTACCCATTGAGCACCAACACCACCGGGATTAGCTGTACAACGTAGGTAGGTTTGTATCTCAGGGTCTGTTGTTCTAAGACGTGAAGCTAAATAGTTCCAACTAAACTCTGTAGGTAAGTGAGTAATTTCATCAAAACCTATCCAGCTATAAGCTTGTCCTTGATAACGATAGACATCAGCATCTCTTTCAAGAAATCCAAACTCTATCTTTGCACCACTTGGAAAGTTCCAAAGTTTTTCTACTTCTCTAAATTTAGCACCCGGAAAAGCTTGTGGATATAACTCACGAGACTTATCAATCATTTCACGTAGTTCTGGCATAGAACGTCTTAGTATTAAAGCACGATGGGCTTTTTTATGAGCATATCTTAGTGGGTCTACTAACATAGCGTATGATTTACCACCACCAGCAGCACCACCATATAATACGTCTTTCTCCCCAGCAGCTAAAAAATCTGTTTGTGGTCCTTCGTTTGGATGAAATAAAACTTTTCTATCTTGAATATCTTCTCTTACAGCTTTTGGTAAGTTATCAAGTTCGTTAGGTGTAACAGGACCTTCAACAGTCTTGTCTAGTTTTTGAATAGTTTGTTTTTGTTTTTTTAAAGATTGTCGAGCATTATTAAGTTTTTCTTCAAGCTTCTTAATATTACGTTGCTTACGACCTACAGTAGACCTTGCAGCTTTGATAGCTTTTTCAGTTGAGGTTTTTGGTCTACCTGCTTTCTTTTTTGGAGTTCCGTCTTTTTTTAAAACGAAGTTACCTTCATCATCTTGCAAGTAGAGATGTGGGTTCAGCTCCCAATCGTTCATCTCGTTTTCCATATTTTTTATCTATATGTTTTTTAAGTCCGGGAGTTGATATACGTCTGTCAGTTTTATATTCTAACCAATCACACGCAGCTTGTAATGATACTTCTTCGTTAACTATCATTTGTTCTGCAACATCTAATGCTTCTAATTGTTCTGGTATAGGTTTAAGAAAAGTATCATTTTCACTTTCTAACTCATAACCAAATGGTATAGTTGATGAAGTTCTTTTGATGTAATTTTTAGTTAGCATTATTTATTACGTTTACTTTTACCTTTATGTAAACCATGTTTTGCAAACTGTTTACCTTTTCTAGTAGCTGCTCGTTTTTTTCTATTAGCTGCTGCAAGTTTACGTCTACCTTTAGCAGTAGATTTTAATCTTTTAATTTGTTCTTCTGGTGCATAAACTTCACCAGTTTCAGACGATTTCTTACCACTAGCAGTTCGCCATTTTTGTTTAGTCCAAGTTCTAAGACTTCTTTGACTTTTTTTGAGTGCCATGTTTTTTTCTTATTGCTTCTTTGCCTTTCTTTGCGATTTCTGCTTGTTGCCTTTTTCCTGCGACTTTTGCCCTCTGCTCAAGGACTGTGAGAATTTGTATCTTTCTTGCAAAAGGTTTTTTAATTCGTTTAACTTTTGCCACAGTTTTTCTTGCATCTGCTGGAGTTGCAAATTTAATGCTGACAGTATCTTTTGGATTTTCATCGGTATATAATCTCCTCCCACTACCTTTGGGTTTTTTTCCTGTACCCACTTTAGGGTCTTTACGTTTAACCATTATTGATTATGACGTTTATCTTTTTGTTGTTTTATTAATTTTTTATCTGGATATTTAATAGTTTGTTGAACCATAGGTTGAGCCATTATTTGTATCCTCCACCTTTAGCTTTATATTGTTTTGCTAGAAGCTGGGCTTTTCGAGCTGACCATTGACCGGGTTTACCTCCTTTAGAACCAGCCTTAATCCTCTCGAAAAGTCTCTTACGCATACTCGGCTTGGTATAATTACCAGCTTTGTTAACAGTAGATTTACTTTTCTTTTTGGTTGTTTTTTTTCTTGGCATTTTTTTCTCCAAATATTCTATCCCAACCCTCTGCGTATTGAGACTGTTCTTCATGTGTGTAGAACTTACCAGTTAAACCTAGTACTCTTTGCTTCTTTTTATTCTTAGAAGAAAAGATAATCGGTTTTTGTTCTGAGCCTACTTGTGGCATAATTTATCTTCCCAATCTTTAATAGCTTCATTAATACTATCTTCTGCTAATACACTACAATGTAATTTAATAGGAGGTAACTCTAATGCATCAGCTATATCTTTATCTTTAATAAGTTTAGCTTCTTCAATAGTTTTACCTTTTAGCATATCTACAAACATAGTGCTTGATGCTATTGCAGAACCACAGCCATAAGTTTTAAACTTAACATCTTCAATGATGTGTTTATTACCTTGTAGTGTGCATTTAATTTGTAACTTCATTACATCACCACATGCAGGTGCACCAACCAT